GAACTTCATCTAAACCACGACCATCTAATTGTTCTGCTGTCTGTACATCGCTCATTATTTCTCTCCTTCGAAGATTTCTTCCCAATTGATGTCGTCATTGCTTGGATGGAACATCCTTTTATTTTGTCTAATCGCCTCTAACTCTGCGCTCATTTTTGCTTTGTGATAAGCAAGTGCATAAGCAATAAAAATAGGTGCGAATAATACAAGAGTAGTAAATAATCCTACTACAGTCAATATTAAATTCCAGTTCATGCTTTCCTCTCTTTCTTTGCCCCTCTTATGTATAGAACTAATGAATTCCTATCGTTTTGAGGAGGTAGAAATATCAGAGACTTCATAAACTTAGATGAGTCATCTGGCAAAATACCTGCATCAACGATTCCGTCAATTGCCGCTTTTACTGCTGGGTTACACGCCCCTACATCCTGTAGGCGACCCCCTTTTTGATGAGGTTCGACTGTAACTGAAATCCATTCCATCTCTGGCATCTTTTCTGATTTAGCCAGAACATAAAATGCTGAGCGCCAAGTCTTGACCAACTCAGCCCGTTCCCATCGGTTGCCAGCGCGTTCCCCGTTGGTTGTCCAAGGGCGTTGCGCCAACTCAAGGCGGTAGACGAGTTGTTCATGTTCATCGGTTCTGCACAGGCAATCCATGGCTTAAAGATAAGGGTCACCTGAACTCCTGTCGAATTCCCATTTCTCCCCGTCATTGAAGATTTTCCACGCTTTACCGTTATCGTCAATGAAAGGAATTTCCTCGGCGGACTCAACTTTGGTGAGCAAGAATCCTCGCTCCCTAGCCTTATCTCGATAAGATTCAACCCAGCCATGACATCCAGTAACTCCCGAACCACACAGCAAAATTAGGTTTGCTGGCAAATGCAATTGCTCATTACGAGAACCGCCCATGCGCCGTGGAACTCTGTGATGAACTGACCAACCGAATCTATCCTCTAGCCCACCACATTTCTCGCATCGGTAATTGGCTCGATAGAAAACTTGGAAGCGAACTTCATCGCCTACTTTGAGTTTAGGTTTAGCCATTGGAGTCTTGCGTTCGCCAAAGATTCTGTGCAACCAGAGCAGATATGTTCGCTCGTTTGTAGCGCCGTAATCGAAGCCAATCTGCAAATCGGAATATCCTCATAGGTCAGATGCCACCTCTCCGCCACCATCTGCCATATCAGCACTTGATTTGCCTTTCGCTAATGTTTCCCGAATCTGAGATAGATAAAAATTTACTTGTTCTGGTGTTGCCGCTTTTGCCCGAGTATCTTCCAACTCCAACATATAGCGCTGGGTTGCTTCTCGGTCTCTTTCATTTTGTCGCTGTCGAACCCATTCTTTGTTGAAATATACGGGAGCAATAACCTTTTCGTCATTCATGTAATGAATGGACACAAAATACTTTGCAAACTCAAATGTCATGTCTGGCAAAAGGGCGGAATCCCACGCAAGAATCTTTCCCTCATCGGCTTGAAGCCGACCATCAAAAAGACAGGCGTAGGCAAAAAGTTGGGCTACTTCAGAACGGTTCATTTCCTATCGCCTTCTCTCTTTCTTCTTCATCAATAAACTTTTGAGCAATATCAAGCGCTCGCATAACTGAAGTCTCGGTACGAGTCACGGCATTGCCGCGACTTGGTAGAGGAGCATCAGTCCAGCGCTCTTGATTCAGCCAAGTAGATGCGTGAGCCGTGAACTCAGCCTGACGATTAGGGTCACTAGCAAATCTCTTTGCTCCTTCAATAATCAACTCAACAGAGGCTTTTTTGCAAGCCTTAATAAATGCTGTCCTTGCCGCTCCTTTGGCTTCTTTCCTTGGATAAATAGCCCAAAACAAATTAAACTCCGAATCCGAAGGATTCGTGTGTATATCTATATTGGGTATGGGTATGGGTATGGGATGGGTATGGGGCGGTTGAACTTCGCCCTCTGTTACGGTTTCTGTTCGCCGTAACCCTCTTGACTTAGCCATCCGCTCAGCGGCTAATTTACGCTCGGTTTCTATTCTTTCCTTAGTAAATTGATACTCTGAGTAGGACAAAATGACGATGTTATCTGCCACGATTTCCCAAAGGTTCGCATCAACTAGAGCAGAGATTCGAGACGACTTGGAGCGAGATTCGATGAAAGTTCGAACGATGTTCAACGGGATTACGCCGTCAGTTAAATAACGACTCGAATAACAAAGAGCCGTCATATACAACCTGAACTCATCATCCTTCAATCCTTTTATCTTTGGATGGTCAGGAAATGAATCATCAATTTTTACCCAAGTCATTCTCTCTCCTCAAGATTTAGAAGTGATGCCCACAATTCGGACACGATTTCTTTTGCTGGCGTAATTCTATTTTTCGATTGTCTACGAACTCGGGTAACACATAAACCTTGCAACGGTTACGAGTTTCTTTCAATCTCGCAATTCGCTCGGTCAGATGGAGAACGGACAATACACCCGATGCCGACCCATGGTGAAGTCCAAGGGCATCAGCCAACTCTTTCCAAGTTGAACCATGTACGCCCCGATTGGCTAGGAAGGTAAGCGCCGCGATTTGGCGCTTACCCGTAGTTCCATCTGCATCTTGAACTCTCGCTCTTTCCTCAGATGAATCTGAACCTGACCAGCCCGATGTACCGCTATAGGGAACTTCAGGAAACGCTAACTGTGTCATCGCTTGACTCCTTAGTGGTTGAAGTTTCAACTACTGGGGAAGTGCCAACACGGTTCTGAGCCTCCTTGAATGAAATTCGTAAAGTCTCAAGGATTGATGGCTCAATCGCATCTTTGTACTTGGTGATGTAAGCGCCCAACTTTGCAAGTGTTTCCAAGTCAGAAGATTCAGAGATTGCCTTGGCGAGCGCCTTGGTATCAACCACAACCTTTTCTGAACGCTCGTAACTCTGGCTGTCTGGGTCTGGCTCGTCAGTTGGTAGCGATAGTGTTTGTAGGAGCGCTGTTCGAAATGCAACAGACATCGCCTTAGCGGTTGCCTTGTCTCCTGAGTCCATTGCCTCACCGACTACCGTGGCTTTAATTGCATCTCCACCAGCGCCGATAAATGTGTAGGTCACTTTAACTTTTACATGACCCATAACTGTGCGGTTCTTGCCGATTTCAACTGAGGCATATTCATAATCCTCAACTGAGGGAACCACGATTACGCCATGCTTTTGAAGTGCAGGTGATACTGCATTTACAACGGCATCAATGCCACGGAAGTTAAATCCTTGGGATGCGTTGCGGTCATTCTTCTTAACTGCTCCAACTTCCTTCATAACTTCATTTAGGGCTTGAGCAATTGATAGTGTTTTGGTTTCTGACATTTCCTTCTCTCTCTACTCGGTTACGAACTTGACTGAGGTTTCGGCTGGAACAACCTTGACCTCGGGGATAATTTCGCCTTGGGTTGAAATTACCACACCTTCTTCGGTAATCAAAGCCTTTAACGCAGATTTGTCTACATCAGTTTTGATTCGCAGAAGTGAAGGGTCATTGACCTTTGCCCACTCAATGAATTTAGATTCATCATTGAACTCAATGCGTGGCTGACCAGCCGTAGTCTTGAGTGAGCCGTGGGGCAAAGTTACCGTTTTGCGACCCTCAGAGCGCTGTAGGAGCGCGTAAGGGGTAAGAACTGCCTCAAAGTACAGGGCATCTCGGTCTAGGGCTGTATTGACCGTTGAAAGCCATTCCGTGATGCGAATAACCTCTGCATCATAGATAGCCTTATTCTCGGCTTGCTTGCGCCGAATGATTGATAATTTGCGAATTGCCCAATCAGCCTTTTGGTCTGTATCAACTACAAAGCCCTCATTTTCCGCTGAGATTGAAGATACAGCGGGATGGTCGAACTCATTGATTTCTGGTTGTGTTGTCATATTGCTCCTCTCATAGCGAGAGGTTACACACCCCCAGTTGGGTATGTCAAATCCTACAAGCCGATGATTTGCCCAACATATACGGAGGCACCGACAACTGTGGCGATGATGAGAGCGCCGACAGTACGAACCACCCACTCGGAGCGAGATTCCATCTTTTCAACTCGGTCAAGGATTGATTCCATTGCCTGTTGAAAACGAGCAGAATCAGATGAGTAGACATCACGGCGAACATAAGTCTCGCCAATGTTGATATTGATTTGCTTGACTTCTGTAGTTAAGTCATCAAGCCTACGCATGATTTCCCCGAGGGTTGGTTCGTGTTCTGCCATGATTATCCTTTGAACTTAGGGCGACCAAAGCCGACAACTGCAAGAGGTAGTCCTTTTTTAGCGCTCTTTTTGTAAGCGCGAACCTTCTTGGCAACTTGTCCACCGTTTCGCTGGTCACCTTTCTTGTCTGGGCTGGTATTTCCTTCGATACAGGTAACTGTTCCGTCACCGTTATCTTTCAAAACAATTCCTACATGAGAAATACGGTCCAAACCGTCTGCTGGGAAATCAAAATAAACTATGTCGCCAGGCTGAGGAGTTGCTATTTCTGCATCCTCCCAAGCGTTAGCCTTCTTGTAGGCATTAGCGCCAGCAAGAGTTGAAACTGTATTTACAATCTTTACTCCTGCTTCGTTTCCGCACCACATGACAAAACTTCCGCACCAAGGCAGAAAGTTAGCCTTTGTGTAAGCGCCGTACTTAGTTTCGTTATCCTTCGGACCTTCAATGGTGCCAATTTCTGCAAAGGCTGTTTGAAGGAAAAGTTCAACTGAGCCTTTCTCTGCCATTACTTTGCCTTCTTCTTTGCGACTGCCTTCTTCGCAGGTGCCTTCTTAGTAAGTTTCTTCAGACCTTCATTTGCTACTACCTCAGCAATTCTGCCGAACATTGGGTCTTGCTTATTGATGTAGCGAAGCGCTACTGGAAGGACAGCCGCGATACCTGAAGCCAAGATTGCCTTGGCTGTATCTGCATCAAGAGCGAATAGGTCTCCCCCTGTTGCCATAAAAGTTGCTGTAACTGCCGCTAAAAATGAGCGACCATAAGATGCGAGCATTGCTTTTTGCTGTGCGTTCATTGTGAACTCCTCTACTAGATGTATAAATAATAACCTATCAGTATATCAACCACGGTTTATCATGCAATATGCCCAAGGGCTAAAAGGTCAGCACCGCTCGACAAAAGAAAAATAACATCTCCAGCAGTCGGGTTGCTATAACTCTTTAGATATTTGACTGATGGCAAGATATTTGGGTCGCCAGCAAGACGAATATCAATGGTTTTTGCCGCATTGTTATGTGTTACCACTTCTCCCTGTCGTAACCTCAAACCTTGTGGGTTAGCCTTGATTTGATTTACTAGGTAACTCAAGTCCATCAGAATCTCCTACTTCTGCCAATAGCGTTCATTGTAGATGTTGCCGCAAGAGGGATACTAATAGCATCAAGCATCAAGGTAGAATTAACTCCAGATGAGCCGCGCACTATTTTTACTAGGTCGTAAACATCGTGGGCTGGGTTCACAATTTGGTCCCATGTAATTTTCTCGGATGCCCCGATGACCTTTTTCAACTCAGCGCGAGCCGCTTCCGTAGCCTCAGCAACGGTCAGGATATTAGGAGAGGATTTGAACAAGGGAACTGAGCCGTAAGTAGTCACATAGGTAGGGCTGGATGGATTATTGTCAAAAGCCTCACCAATAACTCCAATAGTCAGGTTTGTTCCCTCACCTGTGTAGATAACATGGTTATAGGACTCATCGCTGGATAGGTTGCGACCTAATTGAGTTAGAACTGAATCCTCGCCATCTGTGTACTCGACTAGAGCCTTACCTAAATCTGGGTCTGGAATTGGTCTCATGCGAGCCGTGCCGTTTTCATCAAAGTACAAGTCCATGCCAGCCGATTCAGCAATCTTGAGACACTCTCTCCAAGGGTCAGAGGACTGGTCTAGTGTGGGGTAAATAAGGGTCGTCACTTGACCCGTGGCTGGAAAATCTGTTTTTACATTTGGGTAACGGTCTTTCAGAATTTGAGCAATGGCTGTTTCTTTTGGTGTTGCATCGCTAATATAAAAATCGTGGCTTGTGAATTTAGCCCTTGCCACTCGAAGGCTTCTGTCGGAGCCTTGAACTGCAATCTTGACACCTTGGGGGCTATCTGAGACTTCTACGGTTGTAAGTTGGAAAACACCCAAAGGAACTAATTCCTCTGTTCCGTCTTGGTACTGAATTCCCCGATAAATCTTTACTTCTCGGTTATAGGGCAAAAGAACTGCTGAACGATTATTAGTAGGAACAAGGGTTCCATCGCTATCCACAAACTCAAGAGAGCATTGCCTACGGACAGAACGGCGACTATCAATTGTTACTTCTCCCGCTATCGGGGAGACTGTACTCAAGATGTTTCCATTAGCAGTATCGTAAATCTCTACCTTGATTTTAGATATATGAGACTTTCGAACTGACGAAAGGAATGTGTCAGTTACGGGATACATTATGGAGCGCCTACCTCAAAGTAATTGACTTTGGCATTGCGGATGAGGTTTGCAATTGGTCCAATTTCTGTCCAAGTTCTATCCACAAAGCGAACATACTTTTGACGACCTAGCGGGTCATGGACATGAAGAACGCCTTGGTAAGTTAGAACTGGATAAAGGTCATCCCACTCATCCTCGCCCTGCGTGGTGAACTCATACGAGCCATCAATTCCATAAATGCTTGTAGCAATAACAATTGTTTTGGATGCTCCAAGGGGTTTGAATTGCCCATAGGATTCCACAATCTGTGAATTCAAAGGTTGCTGAACTCGAAGCGAGCGCACCTTGATTGTGGGGCTTTCAATAGCGGTAAATGACCAAACCCTAGGATTTGTAATCTGGATTGGCTCTGTTGATACATAGCCAGATGAAAGAACAGCCATTAGATTTCAGCCCTCGCCTTCGCACGATAAATTACGGTTGTATCAAGAGGAACCTCATAATCATCCAAAGTAGCAATCTGTGATGCAGATGCCGTTACTGGGCTGTTACGAACTGTTGTAAATGTAACTCCAGCATCCTCCGAGCGCTCCACTACAAAAGAGAAGGTAGCAAATCCTCCGCGTGTCCAAACTGGAGTCTCTCCTGCATGGAAAGCAATTTTGTCTACATAATGGGTTTCACCCGAGCCAGCGCTTGCAACCTTTACGATTACTTGAGCGTGAGTTGCTGTTGCTGGAGCCGTGCCAGACACATTGCACTCATTCCACGCAGTAGATGAATCATTTTCTGCGGTTCCAAAAACTGTTGAGATTGCAGTTCCGCTTGTATTGAGCCAGATGATTCCGACAGAGCATGAACGCGCTGTTGAGTTAGCCTTGAACTCAGCGGTAGCGGAGAACTTATTATTAGCCGTTACTGCGAACTTAGTAGCCGTAGTAGTTGATGCGGTCATATCTCCAGCAGAACCAGAAAGAACTGCTAATGAGGCGGTACCACTTGAATACTGCGATGTACTACGAGAGATAGAGCAGTTTGTGACCGCCGCCCATCCAGTTGTGTTTGTTTCAATAGATGCTTGGTTTGCCGACAGAGCGTTTGTACGACCAAAAATTGTTACGGTAACTGCACCTGTAGTTGAATCGTAGAAAGCCGATACTGTGGGGGTTGCTGGAGAATCAATAGATAAAGTGAACTGAGAATAAGCCCAAGCGCTAAAATAATTTATACCGTTCACAAGAGAAGCAACTCGAACATAGGCTCGATATGTAGTGCTGTTGGCAAGGTCGCCTTCAAGTGTTTGACCATTATTGGTAGATGTAATGATTCCAGTACCGATAGTTGGAGTAGATGTATCAGCGCTAAAACTTGCTCCACCGTAGGTAGTTGAATCAAAAATTTTGATTTCGTATGCGGATTGAGGGCTACCGTCAGAAAATACTGGAGTCCATGTAATTGAAGGAAATGATGTATCCGTAATTGTTCCAGTAGGGGCGGTGACTGTAACTGTTGGGCGTGGAGCCGTTGTTACAACTGCATAGAGTTTGTAAAGAGTAGTTCGGTTTGTTGGACTTGGAGGAGTTACTGTTGAGCCTGTAGCACCGTCTGTAAATTTGACCACAAGATTATCAAGAAGCGTTTGTGTCCACGCCGCACCGTTTGGAGCGCTTGTTAGTTTGATACCTAAATCATAAGTAGTTGCTGTAACTATGCCCTGCTTTGAAACTGGGATGCCATAAGTAACGGTACGACCATTACGGTCTGTGATTACCCCAAGGCTAAACTGAGCAAGAGAATCTGCCGCTAATGATGCAATTCGAGCAAAAAGATTTATTGAAGTGATTGTTTCGTCAGCCGATAATGTTGTAGTTTCGAACTCAGCCTCATAAGAGGCTGGAACTGTTGTGCTTGTGCGCTGTAAATAAGTTCCATCGCTGTTATCTGCTATGACTGCATAATCAGCGCCGCCTGTGCCAGTAAAAAGCGTATCGCCATTCCAGTTAGCGTTTGGATAAAGTGTATATTCAGCCATTATTTAGCCGCCAATTCCTTAGCCAAGATTGCAAATGTTTGTTCAATCTTATCGGTAATCATCTTGATTTCTTCTTCTGTGTTCTTAGCACCTGAAGTATTAACAACAACTTGAAAAGCGCCTTGCTGGATGAACTGATTGTTACCTGATGTGCGTGTAGCAAGTTCAGCCTCGGTTAGACGATTGAGTTGAGCCTGAGCATTACCAATCAAGCCACCAAACGCCGCATCTGCCCCGTACTGACCAATCGCCGCACCTGAGAATGAAATAGCCTTTTGCAGAGAGTTAATCTGCGCAATTGCCTCTGCACCGCCACCGAGGATTGATGCCGCAAGTTGAGCGCCCTTAACTGGACCAGATTCAATGATGTCTTTGAGAGCGCCTGAATCCAAGCCCATTGCCTGAAGTGTCGCAATTTGTTGAGCGAACTGATTGCTCTTATCAAGGCGTTGGCGCATATTCTCAATAAGCGACTTAGCCTTTGGAATAAATCCATCTGGCAACTCAATACTCTTGAGACCAGCAAATCCCATAATTGTGTCTTTCAGGGAATCTGCGAACTCACCTGATGCTTTACGAAGGTCATCAAGAACGCCCTTGATTGAATCAATACCCGCTTGCATTGCTTCACGGATAGCCTTCATGCGGTCAGCCGCTTTGAGAGCATCTTCCGCCGCTTTATCAGCATCCGCACCTGTATTAGAAGCCTCGTTATATTTTTTCTTTTCCTCGGCAAGAATGTCACCAAATCCAAGACCTTCTTTTAGACTGTCTTTGATTTTATTGATGAAATCGCCAATCCCATCTCCAACTGCATCAGCAAAATCTGTTTTATCTGCAAACTCCATCATAGAGGCAGAAAGTCCAATTAAGAACTCTCCAGCCGCATCAGCCTTATCAGCAATGCCGTTAATAAAATTGCCAACTGTTCGAGCAAAATCAAAGTCTTTTACATCTTGAATAACATCAATCATTTTGCCAAGGGCGCTAGATGCCATTTTTGCCCCAGCCACCATTACATCAATAATCTTTGCGCCATTATCTTTATTACCAAATTCTTGAACTTTGACAGCAAAATTTGTTAATGTTTTTTCAGTAGCCCGCAAACCAGTTTCAACTGCATTGCTGACTCCTGCAATCCCATTGACGGTTGTTTTTACCCCAGCAAGGATTCCATCAAATGCAGTTTTTCCAAACCCTACAAGAGTTGAAGCAAATCCTGTGACTAATGCTTTACCCGCATCAAGACCACTTCTAATGCCAGAAGCAATTTGTCCTCCTACTAATGGAATTTTTTCAAACAAAGCCGCAAGCGCTCTAATCCATCCAGTCATTTTGTCGAAAACCCAGCCTAGGAAATCTCCAACTCCTCTAGCAATATTTTCTAACATACCAAAAATGCCTTCTCCGACATTTCCAATAACATTCAAGATGCCTAAAAATACAGATTTAACTCCACCTAGTAATTTGTTAAATACCCCTACTAAATCAGCAATTGCTCCAATAACCAATGCTAAAGTTCTAATGATTCCTTCAACAACCAAAGAAATTACTTTAATAATTCCATTGAAAATAGCCTTGACTACATCATAAAGAACGCCATGGCTTTCCATAAGGTTAATAAAAGCATCAACGATAAACTTAATTACCTTGAGTTGGAATTGATAGTAAGTTAAGACAACATCAATAATGAACTCAAATACCTTTGCTATTACCTCAGCCACAAAGCCAAGAACTCGAATCCACATAGCAAAAGCCTTTAGAAGATAACCAATAGCCTTGACAATATAAGCCAAAACATAAATAACTGTTTTGATAATGAAGTTAAATACAAGTCCAACTACTTTTGCTACATCTTTATTAGTCTTGATTAAATATCCAAAAGCAACCATAAGGGCTACGATGGCACCAATCACTAAAGGAATTGGGTTAAAAGCCATAGTTGCATTGAGCAAAGCAACTGCTGTACGAAGTGTATTGACTACAAAAGCAACTGCCGTAACAGCCGCTCCATAAAGCCAAGTAGCCGCTGTGGTTAATAGGATTGTTGTGCGATATGCGCCATAGCCAATTGCAAGAATTCCAACTGCAATTGCAAGGTTCTTAAACAAAGTAATGTTAGTTTGGACAAAACCAATAACTCCTCGAACTGCCCCAGCCACAAGGTTAATTGCCTTTGCTAATAAGGCAACTGCAATTACGGAGACCGCTCCCATAATCTTTCCTAGTTGAAGGAATATAGGGAGGATTGGTTTCAAAGCGCTAATAAGATTTAACATAGCGTTTCTAACCTGTGTTGATGTAAGAGCCAAAACGATAAGAGCAACTGGTAATGGAGATAGTTTACTCATTACGGAGCCTAAAACTGGAACCATTCCAAACAATTGCTTGCCAGCCATAACAGCAAAACCCGAGCCAACTGCCGCTAAAACAGGAAGTAACATCTCAAATTTCTCAGCCATTGCGACTACGCTTGCTTTGGAGTCTTTTAATGTGCCGTCTAAATTTTTGACGGGAGTTGAAGCCTCAGTAAACTTTTTGATTGCATCGCTAAGTTTTGTTACAAATGCGGTAATTGGAGCAGTAAGTTTTACAAAAACCATTTGAAGCGCTTCTAATATATCTTTGAACTTCTGGCTGTTTGTAAAGGCTTTTGATATGTTCTTTTCGAGGTCATAAAGACTCTTAATCATTGGACCAAAGGCTTTAAGAAGAACGCCGCCGACTGCTACTTGAATTTCATTGTGGATACGGGCAAAAGAACGAAGAACTTTGCCAGGACTATCCATAGCCGCTTCATATACTCCAGCAACCTTAGCCGCTTCAGCGAGCGCACCCGTGGCAACTGCTTGTTGTTTCTGTTGATATGTTAAAGCGCTGGCACTAATCCCAAGACTTTTTGCAAAAGATTCATACATTTGACCAGCAGATTTTTGAATACCTACTGATTTAAGAACTTCACTTCGACCCGTAATAACTGCGTGTGTCAGCATATTGTATGTATCGGTAGAGTTTTTACCTGATACAACGGCTAGGTCTTGAGCCGCTCTTGCCAACTGAGATGTGTATGCTAAATCTAAATTATTCTGGGCAAACTTAATGGCTGATTGCTGAGCAATCTCCATTTCAATGCCCATATCTTTTGTTGCTTGAGCCGCATCACGGATTGCTTGATAACCAAGACCAGTTGCTTTTCCAACGGCGTTCATTGCAACATCTAATTCATCTACGCGAGCCGCCGCCATAAATGCTTTTGTTCCAAATGCAATTATCGCCGCAGTTGCCGCACCAGCCGCAACTCCGATACCCATTACTGCACCGCGCAAATTAGATGATTGCGCGGTGAACTGATTCATTGATTGGGTAGCCTGTTGCATACCCTTTGTAAACTGTGCGGTTTCAGCGGTTAGCCGAGCGCGAACTTCCATGGTTGGAGTTTCTGCCATTATCGCCTCGCTTTCGCTCTACGCTCTGCCTTCTCTTGCTCTTTTGCCTTGAGAGTCCATAGCGCAGTCCACTCAGTCAATTCCATACTTGTAAGGGGGCGGTGTGCTGGACTCCCGTAAAGAAGTTCAGCCACCGACCTACCCAACTTTTCTGCTAATTCGAAAAGAAATCTACGCTCAGGATTCTTTAGGAAATCGTGCCTGTGCTTCGTCTACCGCCTCCGCTGTAAGACCAGATGAGCCGAGAGCCTTTGTAGCAAGGCGCTCAACTACTGCACCATTCTTAGAAAGGATGGACTCTTTATCTTGGTCAGTAAAGACGGGTAGACCTGTTGCTGGGTCATAGACAGTTGAGATAACTGTCATTGCGTACATAAGACCGACATCTGTTTTGTCGCCCTTAGATGCGCCCTCACCCAACTTGGCGCGTTCTGCCGCTGTCATTGAGCGAACCTCTACGGTTACTCCCCACTCTGGAACTTCTACAAGTTCCTTTGTGATGTCATCGGCACTAAAGATTGTTTCTTTGAGACTCATTTATTTCTCCTTGGACACTAGGTTGGTCACGATTTATGAAGTTGTATTGCTATCTAATTATGCGTAAGTACCGCGTG